GTCGCTAATAAACTCTTGAATCAAGTCACTCTTTTTAATACATCATTATCAACTTTAGGAAAAGATTTAAATAGTAGTATTTCAGACACGTTATCCAATATACGTCAAGTTTTAGTCGCTACCATAACTAATTTATTCATCATCACAAAAACCGCCGATCCAACAATTCAAATCTCCGCTTTTGTCAACATAATAAATTCATTACCAAACCACGTTATTTCTACTGTTTCATCATCTCTAATTAATTCACTCACTTCATTTGCTAATTGGTGCGTTGTAAGATACCGACCTCAAAATCAAAGTTTAGAACACGAGGACATAGTGCCTGTTGAAAATTTTATCTCTACTATATCTAAAGTATTAATAAGTTTCTTTTCTTCAAATTCTATTACCGACATGAAACAAACTCATATACGCGTAAATCATTTAGTTAATCTCACTCGCCTTACACGTTTTTCAAAAGATACTGCCTCATTAATTGCCGAAATTTCTAATCAAATTATTTCTATTATAACTGCATATAAATTTGGAACCACTGATGTCGACGCATATTACAATACTCTTCACCATGATTTACCACGTTTTTTACATGGAGTAGTGCGCTTCGAACTAACTGTTGACGAGAATGGGAAAATACGTAGCCCCCATCTCTTGCTCGATGAACAGGCTGAAAAGCTTGATTTATTGAGACTAAACCAGTTAGGTGCGAAGATAGCGAAGGAGTTAGCTCCTCGATGCACTGATCCACGCGCTCGCAATGCATATTCATACTTTGTTTCGAGACAAAAAGTTTTACAATCTCTAGTCGAAATTACCGGTGCTTCAGTAATGGGGCAACAAATTAAAAATGAACCATGGACTTTCTATTGTTATGGCAAACCTGGGACGGGAAAATCGCATATGATGGATTATCTGTTAAGTGCGGTATACTCTTGTCTTGGGGAAGTTTACGATAGGAAGATTGACAAATACTCTAAAGCCGAAACAACCGCATTTTGGGACGGTTATTCTAGACAAAAAGTTTATTCAATTAACGATTTTCTACAAACGAAAGACGAAGAATCTAGGAATATCATGATGGCACAATTTATCCAAATGGGGGATCGTAGCCCCATGCCTCTTGACATGGCACATATTGAGAATAAAGGGAATACGTATTTTAGTTCAGAGGTGATCGCCATTTCTTCACAAGAGAAGTGGTCTGATAACATCTTGAAGACGATGATACAATGTCCTGCTGCTTTCAATCGTCGTGTCGCAGTTTTTATTGAATGTCTTGCTAATCTTGATTACTTGGACGGACGCCCTATTCGTAGCCTTGAGAAAGCCTTTGATACCGATGCTTGCGTTTACAACGTGAGTTTCCGTTCGGGGAAAACTTATCAGGGTATAAATTTTGAAAAATTGGTGATTGTGTTGGCATCCGATTTTGCACAACATCGGGTACGACAGAATCTATTGAATCAGGCTGAACTTGGTGACTCATTGGACTGGAAACAGAAATTTGACAAAGCAATGGAATTGGAACGTTTGGAAGCGAACTTTGACCACCAACCGGTGAATCAGGGATTGCTTTCTCGGATTATTGGACTTGTAACTAAGGACCCGGTTCTAGTAGACTTACCTTCACCGGTTGATCTATTAGATTTTAACGAAAATTACGAAGAAGCAAACGAATTTTTCCATGAAGATAGTGATGTTGTTAGTAGCACTATTAAAGAATACATTCATAATTTAAACATGTCTCGTACTGATCAATTTGTTGTTCCACTTGTGGGACAAGGGGAATTAATTGCCAATACTATTTTTGCTCGAGGGGATGGTCAAACAATATTAAATGAAACTTTGGATAAGGCACAATACAAAGCATTTGTCGAAGGAGAGATTAAATCATTTTTACCACGTACTCACAAATATTTTCTTGCATTTTACGCTCTCTGTGAAAAATCATTCTTAGAACGCGCATCACAACCATATATCATTACCAAACCACTCATCTCAAAAGAATTATCATTTTTTGCTAAAGTTAAAAAGACTGCTGAATACATTGATTGGCAGAAAGTTACCGAACTCATATCATTAACTCTCACACTCTATAAAATTGGCTCTACTATTCGTACATACATAAATCGCAATAAAAAAATTGAGAATGCTAAAGTTGAACGTGACTCACAAAAACATACTGAATTGGAAGCGTTGGTAGATAATATTGCGCTACGTCGCAATTTGAAAAAATCTATCGATGACGATACCACCATTTTTGTGACAAACGAAGGAATTTTAGGTTCTGGTGACGAAAGAACAAGTAAGAAACGTGTAGTTAAACAACGTAAAGCGCGTCGGCTCGAATACTCAAACGAAACAACCGACGTTCGTGAATTATTACTCAAACTTAATACTGAATATAAATGTGAAGTCTGCAAACGCAATTGGTTAAGTGATAGTAAAGATAAAACTTGTAACGAGGGTTTATGCCCTTACTCGGATTGCACTAATGCGTCTAAGTTAATTACAGGTGAAAATGTCCGCACTGGAGGCTTAACTAGAAAGGAATTAATAGAAGAAATTTTGTGCGAGGATGACTTCGGATGTAAAAAGTCTGAGGCCGCAAGAGATCCATGTTTGCTTGATATTTTGTCAGCAGTCAGGAAAAGTACTTGCCTCGTAAATTTATCCACTGGTCGCAAATTACAAGGAATTTTTATTGGTAACACTGTTCTTGTTTTTCCAAATCATCTTTTCTCTGGTATTACTTCTCCTCTTTCTACCACTGTTTTTCTCAATTCATCTACTCTTAAAAATTACACTTTTAAATTAGAAGATTTTCCATATTATATTGACGAAAGTTTTGATTGCATTTTTGTTTCTCTTACTGACATTGCTCCTATGAGAACGCTTGTAAAGTATTTCATGAAAGCGGATGATGTAGTTGACGAATACGATGAAGGTTACCTCTTGCGGATCCACGATCCGGAGACGGCGACTTACGTCAGTGTATTTGACTTCGAAACTCAATCGTGCGTGGAATATTGGACGAGCCCTGATAACGGTGATCAGAAGCTTGCACTACAGGATTACGCTGTTACTTACCGCGGTAATACCGTGGCGGGTGATTGTGGAGCTCCTGTGTTTGTTTCAGATAAACGTTGTCCTAGGAAAATTGTTGGTTTTCATATCATTGGTTCCACAGGTCAAGGATGGTGTAACGTTTTAACTCAAGAATATTTAATGTCTGTTTTAGTCAAATATTTTCCGAAATCTGTCCGAATGTCTGAATGTTTTTCAAAAATTGGTGTTACTGATAGAGCTATTCCATTAACTTCTAATCTTGATGTACTTGGCACAGTGGGAAATCGCATTACCCCGTTCTTTCCTCAAAAGACAAAAATTGCGAAATCTGTAATTCATGGTGAGGTAGCACAACCTGTTACTGAACCCTCTCTCATTTTTAGGGGCGGAAGTGTTGATCCAATGGCACTTGGTATTTCCAAGGGCTTGACGGTTGACCACCATATAAACCGGGAGATTCTAGACTTAGCTGTACGGGATCTTTCGACTTGTATTAACTCCTATCACTCTTCATTCAAAACGAGAAATTCGCTGCTCTCTGAGTATGAGATGGTGAACGGCATACCCGGCACCCTCATTAAACGAATTGATCTTTCTACTTCTGCAGGTTACCCCTATTGTTTGGACGGTCGGAAAACCGACTACCTGCAAGGTTCTCATCCAAATTATCTACCTACTCCGTTTTTACGGCGCGTTGTTGCTGAGCGTGAGAAGCAACTATCTCAAAATATTATTCCAAATTTTGTAGTTCTGGACACTTTAAAGGACGAACGCAGACCAATTGTGAAGGTTCGAGAAGGTAAAACTCGAGTCTTTTCCTGCGGGTCCCTGGATTTAACTCTACTTGTCCGGAAATATTTCATGGTAGGCATGGCACATTTAATGGAGAATTGTGTGAAAGGTGAAGTTTCAGTTGGAATCAATCCCCATG